GATCAAAGTTATCCGCGCACCCCTGATCACATACCTGCAACCCAGGAAAATTAGGGTCGCTCCTCATCACCGCGTGCGGCCTCTTCATCTTGCATCTGTCACAGACTGCAATCGCAATGTCAGAGTAGCCTAGCGTGTCAAGGAATCTAGGCATTACACAGTCCTCCCTTGCGCCGCCAGCGTGGCGCGACGAGAGGCGACGCGCTTGGCCACCTGCTCAGGAGTTTGCTTGCGACCCTTGGCTTTTTTGCCACCAGCAACACAAGCCTCGCGAGAGGGTGCGTGATCCTTCCTGCCGACCATCCATGGAGTGGGGCGAGATTTGCCTTTAAGCGGACTGACATATCCATCTGGGCGGGTTTTTCCCAAAGAAAGACACTCTAGTTGCTTTTCGGTCGGAGCGCGGCCCTTTAACGCTTGACGCATTTTCTCTACGGCCTCAGGCGACTTTTTCTTTCCCTTGGCCGCAGCAGACATCTTTGCCTTAGTCTCCTCAGACTTGGGCTTTCTCATATAGGGCTTAGGGATGCCTTTGCGGTTTGGGATCAATTCATCTTTCAGGCCATTGAGAATGCGGTTGTATGCCCATCCATCAGCAGGGTTGCCATAGATTTTGAACCGCACCAAATGAGCGATTGCGTGGTCTATGGGATGCAGCAACACAAGATTCTCAGGCGAGTCTGATCCTCCCTTGTATCGGGGAATGATGTGATGATTGTGGAAACCTTCAAGCAAGTTCATTTTCCTATCATGCTTCAATCATCAGCGTGTATAGCATCCTATCGCGGGCGCGAAGTAGATCGGCGACTTGTCGCGCTCCTCCGCTTCGGCCAAGTTCAGGTACTTTTCAGCTTGAGCCTCAAGATACTGGACCCTTGTTAGGTCTACGCCAGGCAATTCAAGCCCCATTTGGTGTGCCAACATCGATTGGACCGCCAAATACCACCTTTGCGGTATCTCAAGCTCACCAGAAAGGCTTCCAACGTCCATTATTTGGTTGGAATACCAAATTGTCATCTGCACAAAGGGGTCTGAAGGTACCGGCCAAAGCGTAACTTCTGCTTGAGGGATGGTTCGATTCAGCCAATACTGGTACGGTTGGTTCGCCGTGAAGTTTTTGTTCGGCAAATTGGTGTAATCGTCGCGGTTCAACCGCGCCATCGTGATTTCGGTCGAGTTGTTACCGAAATACAGCTCTCGAAGCGACAAAGTTGACCCGTTTCTAGCCCGAATTCGGTAAAACTGCACCGTTTGACCCGGCTCAATGTCATGCCAGATCCATTCGTTGTTTACCCAAGCCGTTACACCAGGGTCATACAACGTGCTCCAAGTGATTCCATCTGCGGAATACTCAAAAACATAGTCAATACTGCCTGTAACCCCAGGCAAAACACCGATTGACCCAATATAAACAGGATTGTCAGTGCCGTAATCAACGGTAATTGATCCGTTAGCACTAACTTGCGTGCAAAGCGTGTCTATATTTGAATCAAATGCGTTACCGACGATGCCTCCAGCACTTGATAGATACCCTCCAGTGCTGTTTGGCGTCGGCCTATTCATGCGCCGGTATAGGGCTTGCAACACATCATTGGCCCCAACAGGAAGCCTATAAATGTACTGATCAGCCTTCAGGCCGTAAACCTTCTTGTCGATCGCCCAGTATTGAATGCCGATGTTGATGAGGTTGCTCAAAATGTAGAACAACGACTCTTTTGCGCTCAACACCTGCTCTGAAGTCAGCTCTTCAGCGAGTTTGCCGCACCGCCTGGCCCCATGATCTATCAGGGTCTGGACCTGTATGACTGTAGTTCCGACGGTTCCAGAGTAAGCCATTTACCACCCCGGACAATTCCAACGTTTCATAGACGCTCTAGACCGGCTGCCGCGTTCGCTGGCTTGAGCAATTGGCCCCATCCTAGCGCAGAACGAATCCCGCCGAGGGCCACCCTGCGGCTGAGGTGCCTTTAGGTTACTACCGGTTTCGCGGTTGTATTTCTCACGACCCTTAGCGGTCAGTCCAGCACCGCGCTCTACAGAAAGTTTTTCCCCGCGGCCTACAGCTAGACTCGGACCGCCTTCTTTCATGGGAAGATTCTTATAGGCTTTCTTGCCTACGTTTGACTCCGTGTATTCCTTAGCAACAGACGGCTTGATTCCAACCTTCTTAGCGAAGGCAGGATTGTTCTCCGCTGCCTTCATCAACCGAAACTGGGCTTTGGTCTTGGCAGGCATCAGGACACCTGATTGACGGTCAGAATCAATGCTGGAGCCGCAGGATACAGCGGGCTTGCGCTTGCAGGATAAGTCACAAGAGAACCGTGGCCATCCACGGTCAGCCATCTCATGATTACCTTGTCATTGGCATTCAATGAAAGAAACACGTTCGCCGCCATCAACGCCGAGGCCGGAGTTGTTTCGTTTTCTCGAGAAGCAATCGTTACTCGACTAGCTGAATTAGCTACATCAATTCCGTTGACAGCAAACCAGATCGTAACCAGCGTCTGTCCAGCAGTTGAATTGTTTAACTGACCGCTAAAGGCAAAGTTGTACTTGCCTGCAATTGCAACTTCAATCTCACTGGTTGAAGTATTCAGCGTTACGCCGTTGCTCAAGTCTTGGGTGTTCAACTGCAACAGCGTTGGCGTGTTAGCCGCCGCCACCTGAGCGCCGTTTACCGCCGCTCCGGACGTATGTGACTTGTTCGGAGAACCAGCCGCGCCTCGAGTGCATCCCGTAAAGGATGTTGCAGTAATCCCCGTGTAGGTGATCAACTCCGCATCAATGAAGATTGCTCCCGTAGACGAAAAGCCGCTCGTCGTTACTACAGGGATCGTCGTCTGGCTGTTACTAATATTGCCAGTTAACGTAGTGCTAAAGTCATAGAAAAACGACCCGTACTGCGTATTGATGTCCGATGGATCAAGCAACTCCCACGAAGGAGCAGTAGACACAGACCCCGTTCCCGTTTGCGCTAGGAACTTCTTGGTTGTCGTCGTGTTTCCCGCCAACTTCGCTAAGGTGTCCGTTGCCGACGCGTACAGCGTATCGCCAAGAATGTACGAGGTAATGTTCGTCCCGCCCTGCGTCGTCAGGACAGGGTTTACATCCAGCACTTGCGACACATAGTCAGCAGTGGTGACCTGCTTATTGAGGCCAGATTGAACAATCGGAGTGATTTCGGTGCCGTCTAGCGTGGCCGCTGATGGCATCGCGGAGATTTTGGTATCAGGCATCAGCAGACCTCCAGATAGATTTTGCTATCGTCCTCTTGCAGAACATAACCAGTGCTTTCCATCAAGATAAAACACGTTGCTGGAGGTACTGGCGGGACAAGGCAGGAGTAGGTATCAACAACACCCGCCCCGCCAAGATCCTCACCATAGCCGTTGCTTGCGTCAGCTACAACATTTAAGGCGCAACCCAGCGTGGTCTGCGCTTGATTCGCAACGCTTGACCAGCCGATGTAAGGCATTAAATCCCCGCTTGCACGAGTTTGAGCGTGGCTGTACCGCCGCCAGAGTTAACCAGCAACTTGATACCCGTCACCGGAAATGCATAGTTGCCATCCTGGTTTGCTGCTTGGCTCGCAACGGTAGGATGATCAAACCAAGTCGTAAACCCAACCGCAGGATCATCAAAAGTGTGCTGTACGGTGTAGTTCACCGTCCCAGTCACAATGACGCCAAACCCTACATTGAACGGGCTGACGTTCGTATTCATTACTAGCGCGGAACTTGATCCGGTGCCAGTCTTGGAAACGGTTTGGAGCTTCATAGTAGACCTCAAAGAAGATAGGGGCCGAAGCCCCTACCCGTTCAGCACTTTACCGAACCACCGCGTTTTTTCCCCGGTGCAACAGTTACAGACTTTTCAGTCTTCGTTACAGAACCCGGTTTGTTAGAAAAATAGTCGCGCCCTTTCTGCATCAACTCCTTCACGATGCTGATCGGGTTCATCGCTTCATCTAGATCCCGCCTAGCTTGTGCAGCCGTCGCTTGTGGATCTTTGACGTTTAAGCGATCTTTTTGCATCTGATCCAAGATCCGCTGCTCTGCATCGGAAACCTTACCCGACACAGAACCGCCGTCCGCCATCTTCATCTTGCCGTACTTGCTGTAAACCTCGTTGGAGTACGCCTTGGCTTGCTTCATTGCCGTAGCGTTTTCCGTAGCAAAGTTTTTTTGCAAGCGGCCTTCAGCAGCAGTTACCTTGCCGCCTTTCTTGAAGGTGCCAGACAGTTGCGAGATTGATACCGGAGCAGACGGCCTTTTACGGCCTTGAGGCATAGCTACGGGAGCGCCGGTATCAACAAGCCCCCCCGTAGCGTAGTGCTTTTTTGCGGCACCACCTTTCTTGTAACCACCAGCGTTGCTCTTGGCTACACCACCCGTAGCATATCCACCAGGTTTACCCATCACAACATCGCCGGTCTTGGCGGGCGAATGGTCAACCGTTGCGGTATGCATCTTGGTGTTACGGTACTCGCCGCCTTGGCCCTCGGTATTGATGATGCCGCTCTTAGGAAGACCGCCTGCAGCCATCTTGACCTGACCACCCTTCTTATAGCCACCCTGGCCCATGACCACACCGCCAGTCTTCAGACCCTTGTGGGCCTTGCTAGCAGGTTTTGCAGCGTGTTCTTTCAACGCTTTGTTGGTCTTGGCCATCTTGGCCATTTCAGCAGCGTGCTCCTTCTTGCTCTCGCCGCCTTCCTTCATCATCTGGCCGGCCATACCAACCGGAGCAGCAGGAGCTGCAGCCGCAGGCATAGCACGCATCGCACGACGACGCGCAGCCATTGAAGGACGCTCCGGAGCAGCGGCGGGCATCATCCCGCCTCGAGCCGGCATCGCAGGTGCAGGTAGGCCACCGCCCATCTGCATCTTCTTCTCCACTTTGCCGCCTTTCTTGAGCTTAAGCTCAATAGTCGGCTCGGTGGTGTACATCTTCACCATCGGCTTAAACTGACCCATTTTGACCTCCTTTTACCCGGTCACCTTGTGAGCGACCGGGATGTCATCATGCCGGGTTGATGGCAATGCCGGTGGTGTTATCCGTCGGCACAGGTCCATCAATGTAAATTTGGCCTTCTGAGGTCGCGTCCGTACCAAAGTCGGTGATACCAACCATCGTACATTCTTTGAACAACAGAAGACCCCCCGAGGAGGCCGCAAGGGTCGCTAGCGCCGTCAACTGAGTGGAAGTGCTCTTCACGTTATTGATGAACGTGCATCCCTTGAATTGCTGCCACCGATCCATCGCCGCCGCAGCCGAGGTAATGACACCCAGCGGAGTTGCAGCAGACGCCTGGAACGGGAACGTGCAATCAATGAATGAATTGCGAGCCGTACCACCAGACAATTCAACCGTGGCGTTAGCTGCACTACGGGTAACGGTATCGCCGCCCAACGTGCAGTTAATGAACGTATGCTCTCCCCCTGCGTTCAACTTCAGGGTTCGAGCATTCGCGCCACCAGCAGACGCCGCATCAGCCATGCCGTAGATGTTCACGTTGCTGTATGCGTTACGCGAACCAGAATCAGTCCACGCAATCATGCTGGCCGAACCCGTGGAGAACCCACAGAACACGGACAGGTTAGCAAAGTAACATCCAGAAGCGGTCACGTTGATGAACGCATCGCTGTTGAACGTAGCAGCGGTATAAGTACCCGTCGGAGGAGCAATACGCGCACGCTGCGCCACCATAGTGGGAGCAGCTACACCAATAAGGTGAGTCGCGTCTTTGTTCCAGTTCAACGTACCTGCCGTAGCAGACGAGTTGATCGTTTGAGCAAGCGCGGTACTCAGACGGGCAGAACCCGCCGAAGTACCATCACCTACCAGCACGACCACATCGTTGTTGCCAGCAGTACATTTAGCCAGGGCACCGTACAGGGTTTTAAGAGGCAATTCCGGCGTGCCATCGTTCCCATCGGCACCGTTCACCGGATCTACAAAGTAGTAGTTTCCGGTAAACGGCAAGCCGCCAATGGTTCCGAGAACAGGCACCCCGAAACTAGTGATCCCATTCGGGAAATTAGTGAGGGCCATGATGTTTCTCCGTTCTCGGTTGCTTAGACGCCAGGAGTGCCGTACATCGCACGCGGGTCGGTGAATCCCAGATCGTAACGCTCGGTGGCCTTGTACCGCATGGTGTCGGTTTCAAAGTCACCTTCCATCGTCTTCTCAAGACCCCGACGCATCAGAAGCTTCATGCCTTCCGGAGCATCGGTCTGGACCCACCACGCGGTTGCACTGGTCAGACGGCTGATAACAGCGGCACCTTCGTCGAGCAAGCCAATCGACTTGATCGGGTTGATGTCGTTGTTAGCAACACCAGAACGCAGCACAGACTTCAGGAGAACCTCAGCCTGGAAGACGTTGCCAGGAGCCACGACGAGCTGCCGGGGAACCAAGCGAATCTTCTTGCCGTTGTTGTCCACAGCCTGACGGATCTGGATCAGCATCTGCTCAAGCGAAGTCTGCGAAAGGTTCGCAGGCGTCGTAAGCAAGTTGCTGAAGGTACCGTTGACGATGGGGTGCGCGTTGCTGTTCAGGGCAACACCATCACCGCCGGGATACGAGCCGTTGAACGCGCGGTTGAGCACGTTCGCAGCAAGCGTCTCTTTGGTTTCGATGAGCGACTGAGCCAGATGGCGGGCATAAACCTGACCGATACGGATGTGGTCGCCGTCTTCCACGAGCACTTTGGTCAAAGCGAAGGCCAGGCCATACACCTTGTACACATAGCGCTTCAGGAAGAGTACGCCACCCTGCTGATAGGTCACCGGGGTGCCATCAGGCAGCTCAGGCGCAGCGCCAAAGCCGTACAGGACGGGTTCTTCGTGATAGTTACGGGGAATGCCTTGCTGCTCGCGGAACACTCGGCTCCACTCATCAGCCCGCTGGTCATAAACACCATCGAAGCATTCGTTAAGGATCGGTTCAACAATTGACCGAAAGTCGGTACTACGCATCGGAGCGGCCATGATTCACCTCTCTCTTAAATGGCGTTCACGGACGCATTGAACTGCGACTCGTTGATCGTTACGCGCACAATCGTGTACGCATCTCCCCAAGCGTTGTCAGGGTACGGAGCCAGATCACGAATCAGCATCTGAGCACTTGCGCCAATTCCAACTAGGGTGGTGGAAAGGGTGCATTGCGACAGACCAGTAGTCGTCGAACCAGCAGTGGTGTTGCTCAGATCGGCCATGTCGCCAATCGAGGTCTGAGCCAGCGAACCAGCAGCCTGAATTTCATAAACGATGTTGGGATCGTTGTAGAAATAAGCCACGCACGAACCGGTCTGGTATGCCGTGTTGGCAGGCCAGTAGTTCGAAACGCGACGGCGACCGGTCGTGTCGGTCCACTCGACGCCAGCAAAGGCACCTTGGAACGACTCACCAGCAGCAGCAACAACGATGTTGCCGTTTGAGTCCAGCTTTACGGGCTGTCCCTTGAGAATGTCGGTGGGATACCCCGACGCAATACCGCCAGCCAACGCTTGAGCACGATCCAGACC